AATGCATAAATACCTTAGGATCTCTTGCACTTCATTAAAAAATAACATATAATTTACAAACTATATAAAAATAAACTTTAAATGTAGACGCGTATAGTCGACATTCTCTAGGGACTACATTTATTATATTCTAGGAGGAATATTAATATGGCTAACACAACTTTTTCGGGACCGATAAGATCGGAAAACGGATTTAAAAATATAAGTAAAACTGCATCAACTGGTGTAATTCATGACAGAACTTTTGGTACATCACCAAAAGACGCAAGAAGAGCTTACTTAGAAGAAAACTTCTTACAAAGACCTGGTATCAATGCAAATATAGATCAAGTATCTACAGTTGAAGTTCAAAGAGCTTTAAACAGAAACTTTGAAACATTAGGTACTAACTACACTACTGCTTTGACTACTTTTGCTGTAACTGGTGCTGGTATTCTAATGACAACAGCAACAGCTGATCAAGATCAAGGTATTTTGTTACCACATTTAGATACTGCAGCGACAGCATGGGCAGGAACTTTATGGGGCACTGAAAACTCAGTACACTTTGAAACATCACTACAACTACCTGCGCTTGATAATCAAAAAGTTTGGACGGGTCTAAAGTTAACTAATGATCAATTAGTTGCAACTGACGATGACCAAATGTTTTTTAAATATCAAACAGATGCTACAAACAGTGAAGCCTTTACTGATTTTACTAAATGGCATTTTGTTCATAGTATTGGTGGAACTGATTATATTAGTGTATTACCAATTACTGTTGCAACAAACACACCATATCACTTTAAAATTGAAGTTGATTCAGATAGAAAAGCTGCAATTTTTGTAAATGGTATACAGTACAATGTAACAACTACTGCAGGCAGCACTGGTGGTACAGCAGTAACAACTGGTACTACTAAAACAGCGGCTTTGACAGATGATGTTGATTTAATTCCTTACGTTGGAATTGAAAATGGAGCGGCGGCAGCGGAAGCAGTCAACGTTCACTTTCTTGCGTGTAGCAGAAGCGTATACGAATAATAAATAATTAACTCTTTAGGTGGAGTGTAATGACTCCACCTCTAGATAAAGGAGATAAAAAATGGCAGACGTAGTATTAAATCAAACAGGTGCAACAGCACTGTTTCAAGGCGAAAAAAAACTAATAACACACTATAACAATGTTTCAGACAGTTCAGGTGGAAGCACAACAATTGTTGATGTTTCTGCATTAAGTGTAGATGGAAACGGAGGAACACCTGTTACCGCTAGATTAAATAAAATTTGGTATAGTGTTTCTGTAACAGCTAAAGTAGATTCACTTAGATTATTGTGGGATGCAGATACAGACGCAACTTTTATAACATTAGAAGGTAGTGGATTTTTAGATTTTAGTTCTATTGGTGGTATAAAAAATAATGAAGCAACTAATTTTACTGGCGATGTTTTAGCAGTTTTACCAGCTTGTTCAGCAGGAGATACTGCTACAATTACTTGCGAGTGGATTAAAGTATACTAGAAAGGTAACTTATGGCCAATACAACTTCAGGCACAGTTACTTTTGACAAAACTTTTGCTGTTGATGAAATCATAGAAGAAGCATACGAGAGAATAGGTTCTCAAGCAACTTCTGGATATCAATTAAAAACAGCAAGACGTTCTTTAAACATTATGTTTCAAGAATGGGGTAACAGAGGTCTACATTACTGGGAGATAGGAGATGCTAATATTGATTTAGTAGAAGGCACTGCTGAATATACTTTTTACAGAGCAAGTGGAGATGGTACGAGTTCAAGCACAACTCCTTCTGGAATATATGGTGTAGCAGATGTTTTAGAATCAACTTTAAGAAGTAGTAGAACTGCAACAGGTCAAGCAGATTCTGCATTAACAAAAATAGATAGATCAACTTATTCTGCATTATCAAACAAATTGTCTAAGGGAACACCTTCACAATATTTTGTACAAAGATTTGTAGACAAAACTACAATAACAGTTTACCCTACGGCAGATTCATCTAACGCATCTAAAGATCTGCATTTCTATTATGTTAAAAGGATCCAAGACGTTGATTCTACTTATACAGATGCAACAGATGTACCTTTTAGATTTGTACCCTGCATGGTTTCAGGTTTAGCTTTCTATTTATCACAAAAATTTAATCCACAGTTAGTTCAACAAATGAAAGCACTTTATGAAGATGAATTAGCTAGAGCATTATCAGAAGATGGTTCTTCTACTAGTGTTCACATAACACCAAAAGTTTATTAATTAGGAATATAATGGCAATAGGAAAACACGCAAAAGCAATATCAGACAGATCAGGAATGGAATTTCCATATAGTGAAATGGTTAAAGAATGGAATGGTTCTTTTGTACATAGATCAGAATATGAAGAAAAACATCCTCAATTAGAATTAAGAACAAGAGGTGGAGAATCTGAAGGTCTATTAAATGCAAGACCAGATAGAACTGAAAACATTGTTTCAATATTACTAGGACCAGATCCTTTTGAAACAATAGCAGCTTCATCTGGAATTATAAACGTATTTGAACAAGGTCATGGTAGATCAACAAGTGATACGGTTAGATTTAGAGGAGCACCTTCTACTTCTGCAACATATAATAATCCAAAAGGTTTTGATGGTATTGCAGCAACTAATTTAGCAAAGGCCGCTGGCTACTCGATTACAGTTGGCAAACGAGATTCAAGTGGTAATGTAACACAGACAGAAGACTACTATTACTTTACTGTAGATACAAATACTGCTACAAGTGGAAATATATCAGGAGGAGGAGAGAATTGCTCGGCAGGTCCGGCAACTCTTACAGCATAATGGCAGGATTTACTTACGCAACATTAACAACAGCGATTCTAAACTATACTGAAGTTTCTAGTAGTGTACTTTCAAGTACCATTACAGATCAATTTATAGATAATGCAGAATTTAGAATCATGAGAGATGTGCCTATTGATGCATATCGAGCATCCGCACAAGATAATATGGTAGCTGATCAAGAACATGTAAATGTTCCAGCAGGAGCATTAGTTGTTAGAGGAATTCAAGTTGCAGATGGTACATCTTCTTTAACTAATCCTGTTTGGTTAGAAAAAAAAGATTTAACATTTTTAGATGAGTTTAATGGAGCAAGAGCTACAGGTAAACCTAAATTTTATGCTATGAAAGGTGGAGCAACAGGAACTACAAATACGACTTCAGGAGGAGCTTTTTTATCTCCAATACCTGACACTACATACGTATATAAAATTCATTATAATGCTAGACCCACAGGTTTAAGTGCATCAACTACAACAAATTTTATTAGTCTTAACTTTCCAAATGGTTTATTATACTGCTGTTTGGTTGAAGCATATGGCTATTTAAAAGGTCCAGCAGATATGTTACAACTGTACGAACAAAAATATAAACAAGAAGTAGAGAGATTTGGAGGAGAGCAACTAGGTAGTAGAAAAAGAGACGACTACGTTGATGGTACTATCAGAATACCTGTTAATTCTCCAACACCTTAGGAATTAAATTATGGCATCAAGTTATACAGATATTGGAACTGAGTTAATGACAACTGGCGAGAACGCCGGTACTTGGGGAACAAAAACAAATACTAACATACAAATTTTAGAAGAAGCAATTAATGGTTATGTAGCACTCAATGCTAACTCAGACCAAACTTTAAGTTATACAGATGGTTCATTAGGTGATGTTATAAGACACTCTGTTATTGCTCTTACAGGAACACTAAGTGCTAATAGAACTATAACCGTTCCAGCGAATGAAAAGATTTGGATTTTTGATAATCAAACTTCTGGTGCATATACTCTTACAATAAAAGCGTCTGGTCAAACAGGGGTAGCTTGGGGAGCATCAGACAAAGGAACAAAAATTTTATATGCTAATGGTACAGATGTTATTGATACAAGCACTACTGGTGGAGTTGGTGGACATGATTTAAACGGTGAAGAATTAATTTTAGATCTTGATGGTGATACAAGTATTACAGCAGATACAGATGATCAGATAGATATTAGAATTGGGGGAACTGATCAAATTACAATTAAAGATGGTGCGCTATCTCCAGTTACAGATAATGATATTGATTTAGGTACAGCAAGTTTAGAATTTAAAGATGCATTTTTTGATGGCACAGTAACTTCAGATGCTTTTGCTGGACCCCTTACAGGTGATGTAACAGGAAACGTTTCTGGTACGGCAGCAACAGTAACTACTGCAGCACAAACAAATATAACAAGTCTTGGAACTTTAACAACTTTAACTGTAGATAATATGGTCCACAATGGTGACACAATTACAATGACACCAAGTGCATCTGATACAGCTACAATGACCGCTGCTACAAATGGTGCATTTAGTTTGGTTACAGTGGATGCAGCAGCAGCAGCAGCCAATATTCAAATAACCGCAGATGGTACAGTAGATATTGATTCAGCAGGTGTATTGACTTTAGATTCAGGTGCAGCAATAAATATTGAACCAGCAGTTGGATCAGCAATTTTATTAGATGGTACAATTAGTGTAGACGCAGGAGTAGTTACAGGAGCAACTTCAATTACATCTACTGCTTTTGTAGGTAATGTAACAGGAAACGCAAGTGGTAATGCAGCTACGGCTACAGCATTAGAAACAGCTAGAACTATTGGTGGTACAAGTTTTGATGGGTCAGCTAATATTGCAGTTGCATTAGCAGCTACATCTACAGCACTAGCTACGGCTAGAACAATTGCAGGTCAAAGTTTTGATGGTTCAGCAAACATAGCTATCGCTTCAACAAATTTATCTAACACGTCAAATATTACTTTAAATGACGGAACTCAAACTCTTACAAACAAAACTTTAACAAGTCCTGTTATTAACACAGGTACTTTTGGAACATCCATATTACCTACTTCTGCAGATGGAACAACTTTAGGTTCTGCATCTAAAGAATTTTCTGATTTATTTTTAGCAGATAGTTCAACAATTCAATTTGGAAACGATCAAGACACAACATTAACTCACACAGATGGCACAGGTTTAACTTTAAACTCTACAAACAAATTATGTTTTAATGATACAGGAACACATATTTTTTCAAACGCAGATGGTGATTTAGACATAGTTTCAGATGGTACTGAAATAGAAAGTATTAAATTAACTTCTGCTGGTGGTATGAGGCTTGATGCTAACTCTACTTCATTACCCATTATACTTGATAGTGCTTATGGAGAAATTTCTTTAAGCAAAGCTGGTACTGGTTTTGGAAGTTTTTTCAATCTTTCAAGTGGTTTAAGAATAAGATCAACTACTTCTAATGCCGATATGACATTTGCTGGTGTTGATGGTGGAGCAAGTATTACAGCTTTAACTTTAGATATGAGTGAGGCTGGTGCGGCTACATTTAATAATGCAATAACTTCAGGTGCTGTTATAACTTCAGGTGCTGGAGTAGTGGTCGCAGACGCTGGTACAATAGGTTCAGCTTCTGATACAGATGCAATAGCAATAGGAGCAGATGGTGATATTACATTAACACAAGATTTAGAACTACAACATGATGGAGCAATTTTATCATTTGGTGCTAATGACGAAGTTACCCTAACTCACGTTCACAACGATGGATTATTACTTAACACTGATATGCAACTTCAGTTCAGAGATTCTGCCATTAACATTAGATCAGATGCTGATGGCGATTTAGATATTAACGCTGATGACGAAGTTGAAATTAACTCTACTTTAATAGATATTAATGGTAATGTTGAAATGAGTGGAACACTTGCTCAAGCAGGAGTTGCAACATTTGCTGTAGCAGCTAATGTAGCACAAGTAGCACTTACTTCATCATCGAACGCAACTGCTTGGGACGCAAGTGCTGCAGCAAACGCTTATCATTTAACAACAGAGAATACGACTTTCTCTGCACCAAGTAACGCAGTAGAAGGTGCTTTTATTGCTGTTGAAATAAACTATAATGGTTCACACACAATTGCTTTTAATACAGTATTTGAATTTGCAGCATCCACGGCTCCTACGACAACAGATACGGATGGTAAAACAGATATTCTAGTATTTAGATACAATGGTGCTGTATGGCAAGAAGTAGGTAGAACATTAAATTTAAGTGAAAGTTAGGATATAATATGCATGCAATAATAACAGACGGATCAATATCAAAAATTATTAACCACCCTAAACGTTTGGTTATAGGAGATGTTCAATATCCAGCTAGAA